CCAACATATACACCCAAATCCGGGTTGAAGCAATCTTTACGTTTGAGGAAATCGACTTCGAACCTATTCATAAAAGCAACAGGATCAGAAGTCTTGTCAGGCATGGTAGCCTTCATGTCATGACGTGCGAGGTAATTAGCCATAGAAATGTGATTGAAGTCATCGTAGCCTTCCATTTCTGAACCTTTGGCATCATCGCCATACATCATCATATTGCACAAATCACGGAAACGAGCTGGCCTACCCAAGCCTAATTCCTTACCAATCTGCGCGCGTCTTTCTTCACCATAAGCATCATTGAAAGCGAGCCGATGCAAAAGTGAATTCACAATGGAATTAATGTACACTGTCATGTTCTGGCCTGATGGGTTGGTTCCCATAAAACGCATCAAAGTACCGTTATATGCCACAAGAGGAGTGCAAACCTCAAAAGCAATAACACGCATGCGTTGTAGATCAATTTCAGTGTAATTTCCCGTCATCTCAGCAAACTGGATCATGACTTGAAATGCGGCCAGTGTCAACTGTTCCGGCATTCTCAGGTCATATTTAGAATAATCCAGAGCCAAAATGCGATCAGTACCATGATGGGCCATAAACTCGCTGAGTTCATGCCATTCCGGTCCATGGCTGTTAATTCCGACAGCACATTCAGCCACAAGAGGATTAGCTGATAAGAAACGAGCAATAGGCAAAAAGTACGTGCGAATGCCAATTTGCAAGAGGATGGGTGCAGCTTCAAACACCCTAACCTTCGTCTTGTCAACTTTCGTGGGTTCATCCTTGAGAGACGCATTGAAAATCTGATTTAAGGACTTGTTTTCATCTGCCATCTTCAACATAGCTTCATATGCTTCCCAAATCTCAGGCACAAAAGTCCTGGGACAAGCGTGTTCATCAGTGGGCTCCAAGTCAAGAACAAACGATCTCTTGCTCTTAAACAAAGGGAAACCCATTGAAGTCGACATTTTCATAGAATCAATAAACCTCTTTCCATCAATACCCGAAACAACCTGGGCACGATCCAATGGTCGAATTTCATTTTTCCAACATTCCTCCATGTTCATGTATACTTCGATCAGTCCTGATGAATAATCCTCCATAGCTACTTCCACTTCAGCAGGATCAAAACCGATCGATGGTTTGCTACAAACATCCAATGTCTCAAACCAGGGCTTCCACGTTTCCCGATCTTTCTTGGCACCTGTAGGATCCTTAGGTGCTTGGAAACGGGGTGGTCCCCATGAATTTCCAACGCCAGTCACTTGCTCCACATATTTTGAGATGGGTGTCTCAATAACTGCTGATTTATATGTAGAGCGACCAATGACAGAACCGTAAACTTCAACTGCAGCATCCTCCTTATCAATAAAATTAGTGGGACATTTAGGGTGGATGTCCGGTGATGTAACAATTTTACGACCCATGTAATCATCTTCAATATCCTGCGCCTGTGGTCCACACATGAAAGATGAATTACTAGCATACAGTTTACGCGAAGCTTCCTCGAAATCACTCCTT